CCTCGAAGGTGTCACCTGCCGCTGTGGTGATAGTAGTCCCGCCTTGCAGGATAGTCAGCCCTGCCCCTGCGGTAATATCCCCAGCGCCGAGGCACTTGCGCTTGTAGGTTACCCCTGCGATACCATGGAATGCTATAATGGCTACTCCAGAGTTGGAGAGTGTGCCTTCGAGGGACTGTCCAGTGAAGTCGGTAGTCGCGGCACGGATGGTAGCAGCTACGGCTTGGTCAACTTGCTGGGCTTTGCCTGCGGTGAGGCCTGTTAACACACCATCCGCGCCAGCAGCGCCGCGCGCGCCACTTAGATTGATCGTCCAATCGGCAAAAGTTCCAGAGCCGCCAATGGAAATAACATTTATTTCGAGCGATGTTCCGGCATAACCAGTCACCGCGCCGAACATATAATTCGCCGCGTTCGCATCACTGACCGCAATAACGTATTGACCAGCCGCGAACTGCTTGCCTGTTTGTGTTGTGAATGTTTTTGCGCCCGTCCCGATTGCCAGTGATGTCGTGCTTGTTCCATGCAAAGCTGCCGCATAATCAGGGGCTGCGATGATCGCCGCGATATTGTTTGCGCAAGTCGATACAGCGGCATTGTTGCCTGCCACCGTGTTAACAGCTGCGTTGATACTAGCAACCGCATTCACGCCCGCGATATTGTTTGCGCAAGTCGATACAGCGGCATTGTTGCCTGCCACCGTGTTAACAGCTGCGTTGATACTAGCAACCGCATTCACGCCCGCGATGCTGGTTGAAACCACGCCAATATCCACCTCGTCAGCAACAACCGCTGCGATGTTTGCGGTTATTCCTGCCACGGTTGTTACATTTCCAGCAATACCGGCGACAGCTGTAACGTTTTCGGAGATACCAGCAACAGTGCCGACATTGTCCGTATTCGTGGCTACTGTCGTTACATTGCCACTGATTCCTGCCACGGTTGTTACGTTCGACGCGATGCCGGATACAGCCATTACCTCTGCCGCAATCGCCGCCACGGGTGAGACATCGGCAGCCGTGATCGTTGTCTCGACAGCACCTGTGGTCGCATTGAACGAAACTAGCTTCCCTTTGCGTGTTGCAGCCACTGCAAACGGGGTTGCCGTTTCTCCATCTGGTAGTTTGAGCGAGGCATTAGTTTTTGTTTCAACAGCGGTGAAGCCGTTTGAAATATCGTCAAGCGCTGAATTGACTTCTTCCGCTCTCGCTGTATCACGCTTTATGAACCTGTAAAGCGACACAGACCAATCGAAGTATTTATTTGCGGCCATGTATTACCTCACCATTCCAAGAATTGAGTAATGAATCAGGATTCCTTGCAGCGTAAAAGAATCATCAACTGCACTTTCGTGCCACAACAACAAAGACATATTCCGTCCAATACCTGTGATATTCACTTCGCTTTGTGTTTGCTGTGGCATTGACCAGTGAAATGTATCCCATGCGGATTCATTAAACGCCCCACCTGTTCCGTATGTTAGGACAGATAGATTCTCCGAGTTGGGATAATAACCGTCGGCGTAATCAAAATCCTGCTTAAAGTTCAGCGTTACCGTTTCCGGCGCAGTTAGTTCCATAACCAACTTACGGAACCTTTTTTTATTCGATGCAGCCTTGAAGTTATTGAACGGTAAGCGCATCACAGAACTTAACACAGCGCCATCAAAACTCGTCCCGACGGATTCGCGCATCACATACCCGTCAGACGTACCAAACAAGTGCATCTCTGTGCCGTCAACCATCTCACCTGTAATTGCGCAGGAGATTTTATGCGGGTAGTTCAGGATCGAAAAAGAGACATCTTCCGGGGTAATAAGCGCGTTCGGTGTTGTGATTGTGCAGACCAACACCTTTCCGGTGTTTGAGTACACCCGATATTGCTGGCTTTTTTTATGGCCGTGGCAGGCAACAATGGTGGGGGAGATGCTTGTCACATAACCAGCAACCTCGCGTGATAACGTGGATGGCTCATAGTTGCCGTACATCTGTGTGGCTTGCAACGATTTAACCCCGCCCTCGTCGATATGGATGCCGACGCCAGCCACTTCGGCGGCTGTGTCCAATATCGCGCCGCCAACAGATGAATACATATCAAGGTTCCAGTCCAACTGCGACGACCCTGACAGAATGTAGATTCGGTTCCGGCAGTAGATCGCTAGATTGTCTGTCTTAAGTTTCAACAACCCAGTGATTTCATCGCCAGTTCCGAACAAGTCCGATGTCGCACCAGCCACCAATGGATCGCCAATATCGGATGTTAGTAATTGACCGCCGGGGTAGGCGTACAACATGTGATTTTTGTGCGCTTTGCTGAAGAATGGCTTGTCGCTGAAGTCCGACATACCGATAGACCATGACGTTTTTGTGCCAGAACCACCAACAGAAGTGATGTTTATCTCCAGTGTGCTTGTCTCTGGCGTCCATGACGTAACCGTTCCGCGCATCCAGTTTGCAGCGTCAGCGCCATCCCAGACAGTTAAGTCTTGGCCGACCACAAACACCATACCTGGTTCCGTTACCACAAACGTTTTTGCTCCAGTGCCAATAACGACACTACTAACGCTTGTAGCGTCAGTATCCCAAAGCCCAGTGATCTTGTCGTAAGTCGTGCCGTTGTAATAGAACGGGGGATTCTTTCCGTCCACGCCAAACAACGATAGCGTTTTTGCCGAACCTGTGAAGTTGGCAACATCCATGTACCAGTCGCCATTTGGTATCAACCCACCCTGCACCAACAACCACCCTGTAGCACTGCTCTTATATATCGCCGCAGTCAATCCGTCGGCAGCGTTCCTTGCCGCATACACCACCCCATTGTAAACACCTGCACCCAAGATGCCACCAGACCCAGGAACGGCGCTGATCTCCGCACGCGCTGCCGTCACTGTCAGTAATTTGCTCTCCGCATAATGTGTATCGCCGATGCCGTTGATTACTTGCGTGCCGTGACAGACCGCTTTGGTTGAGGCGGATACCTGTAAATTCTCTGCGGCAACAAAGGTTCCAGTGATGTCGTACACCACCAGATAACCGGCCGCATTACCACTCACCCACGAACCGGATTCGAGGGTTACACCCACCACCTTGCCTGTCGCGCCGGAAGTGGCACCAGTGATAGTATCCCCTGCGGCAATCACCGCACTGCCAGTGATGAATGCAATCGTGTAATACTGCGCTGTATGGGGTTGCGTATGGCCGTCGTACCGCTCATATCCGTAAATACGGCGGTATCCTTGAAGGCCAAACACCTCCTCGTAGTTCTCTGCCCCAATCATCCTACCGTCACTCATTACGACAGGCGAATGGATGCCATCCAATCCTCCAGCGAGGGAGACATAATGAACTTTTGTACTCACTCCGCCCTCACTACATTATCTTCGCCGGAAGCATTTGTTCTGAGCGCATGCCCCAACAACTGATCGGATTCAAGTTTAATCATCTCTTCTGTGTGTTCGCCCATGAACAGCTTGTAGTTGTCGATGTCGCCGTTGAAGGCATGCACATTTGCGATAGCCAAAGCAAGGATTGCTCTATGATGTTTGGGAGGGATGATCGATACGTCGTTGTTCGCCATCATCCGAACCGGAGCCCTGTAGTATTCTGCCGTTAGTAGATCGGCTGCGGTTGGGATTGGGCTCATACGCACCCGACCGTTCGGCAGCACAATCATCACAGACGGTGTGCCGGTTGCCACAGAAGAAGCGAGCGATCGCACCCGCTCGTACTCGGCCACTGCGATTGCATTGCCGTTGATTTTTGTGGCGTAGTCATTGTCGATGAATACCCCGATGTCGGTAGGCGGATTGTACTCGTTGAATAAACCAGAGTTCGCGCCTATATCTAGCGTCTGCGACCACTCTGCCCATAGGAATTTCCAGTTCGTGTATTTCCCCTGGATTGAGTAATCAGCTGTAGCAACAGCATCAACAACAACTTTATGAATGCCTGCTTGAGAGACAGTCGACACAATGTTCCCTGTCAATCCACCTTCTTGCATCGTTGTGACGCACATCTCTAGAAAAGTCGCCATCACCTGCCCTTATTTAGCTGTCAGGAACTTGATTGCGGCCGCTTTATCGACCCAAGTTCCACCATTCTCTTCTACCAGTTTTCTCAGCGCAGTCCAGTGCATCGCGGCGTAGTCAGGAACTTCTTTTGCCGGCTCCGTATCCGTTGCAGGCGCGGCCGGCGCTGCGTCAACTGCCGGAGCGGGATCTGCCATGGCCGGCGCGTCGGCGGCAGGTTGTGCCGGCAATTGGCCCTCGATCAGCTTCTTGCGCGCGGTGTATTGCAGGCCGTTCTGCTCGTATCCTTGGACGCCGCCCATGCCATAGGTAATCGAATGCGGCTTACTCTCGTCGAATTTGCTCATAATGCTGTCTCTCCTTTGTATGGACGGTATGTGTCTGGGTTCATTGGTTTCACGAACGACAGGCCGTTGTTACGCGTCTCGGAAGTAGGTTTGTTGTCTTGTTGGAATTCTTCGCGGGTGCGTTCAGGCTTCTCGCGCGTCGGGCTGGTTTTGTTATCCCAGTCCGGGTAAAAGGTATTGATAGTCGGCTTCATACAACCTCCAATGAAAAACACCCTCCGAAGAGGGCGCTTTTGGTTTGCCTAACGATTACATCTTTGCGGGCTTCGGACCGACCGGATTGCCGGCAGGATTTTGATTGCCTTTGTCGTTGCCGGTTTGCGCACCCATTTTAGAATCAAAACATTGCTTGGTATGCAGACCCAATGCCTCTGCGTTGTCGGATTGTTTGTTTTTTTTCATGATTAGTTCTCCCATGCGATTAAAACATCATACACCAAAACACCAGCAGCCGGTGCGCCAGCGTTCGCCACTGTGGTCAACAGCACCTCGGTATCGGCAGGGATCAGATGACCCACAACGATTCCCGAATTGGCGCTGTCTGCATCCGACAGGGTCGCTACGCCAGTTGCGGCCGTCAATGCAGGCGGCTCGAACGTGGCATAAGCGGCGGTGTTACCGGACAACCCGACCAGCAGTTGAGTTTGCGTTGTAGACCCCAAGACGTGTCCTGTGGTGCAGGTCGCCACGATGTCCACCACGCGACCCGTCTTGCCCTTGGGACCACGGATGCCATAGGTAGCCGCAGCTGCTGTAGTGGTAATTGCAACCGTCTTGAACGGGATGACACTTACATTATCGTAAGACATATTGTTTCCTTTCTGTTGATTAAAGAATCCCCCCAGAAGAGGGGATTAGGCATTACGACGCTGATGCCCATTTAATGATGCGCGCCTCGGATGCGGTATCGTGAACGATGCCGTAGCCGCCCATCATGTACCAGGCAATACCTTTGGAGCGGCCAAAGTCTGTTGCCAGACGACCACGAATTTCCTCGGGGATCACCAGAGCTTCAGCAACTGTATCTTCACCGAAAAAATACACCGCGTCAGACTTGGCGTTACTCCAGCTCTCAGAAGCGATAGCGGTTTGCTCGAAGAAGCGCACACCATCGTAGTGACGGCCGATTTCACCGTTCAGCATCGCCTGGAAGCCTTCCTTGATATACACATACTTCGACTCGACCGCATCCTTGAATGCACGGAACGTACCCGGACGGCCAATAGCGCAGTAGTTCGCGCCATCATACGCGGGGATATTACGCTCCTTCATCAGGTCGGCGATCAGCTTGACGTGCGTATCGCCCATCGCCACATTGTTCGTGGTAACGGTTGCGCCGTTGGTCGTCAGCGTCAGCGCGGTAGTCGAAGTACCGGAAGCGGGCGCGACATACAACGGGGTCGCGTCGAACTGCGCATGAGCTTGAGCATCCAACACCTTCGCCGCATGGTTCTTCAGTTGCTTGTTGATGATTTCAGTCACCGGAGTGCGGGACATATCATCGAACTTGCCAGAGAAGGGTACGGCCTTCCCAAATTCTCGGATCGTCAGCGAACCCTGACCGTAGGTGAACGAACCTTCAGGGATCGGCGCATTCTCATCCAAGAATGAGTCGGTGCTGGCGTCGATGTCGCCATAACGCTCCCAGTAATACTTGTCACCGGCATGCAGCCCGGCGGTGGATGCGTCTTTGGCATCGCAAAATTGCAATCTGTTACTTTCGGCTGATGCAGCCTACTGACCGCTTAACGCGGCGGGGAAATATCTCTAATCCCTCTGCAAGTTTCCATGCAGTTCAGACTATACCATCGAGAGAAATTGGCTCTCCCGCCCTTCTGGTAGTCGTTGAGGGGTCGTAATACCATGCGAACTCGCGCATGTAGTCAGCGTATAACCGTTTGAATTCGTCGTGTTCGCAGTAATCTCTGCGCGTTCCATTTCCCGCTGCAGGGATGGACTGCACATACTCAATCACCGCGATAAGAGATTGCGCTACAAGATGCTTACCTTTGAGGTATGGAGCTATTAACTTCAATAGCTTTAATGTCGAACCTTGTCTTGCGACTTCGACATTTAATCCCGTTTTCCACTTAACAGCGTTCTTGTTCATCAGTGAGTTGAAGAATACCAACCCCAATTTCTGATAAATAACGCCGATGTGGTGGATCATCCGAATATCAGTCCCGGAAATACGCACCTTAACATCAAGGTATTTCGCCCCATTGGGGTTTTCGCGCAATCCGCAAGAGATATTCCCCTCGCCATCAATCATCCCTGCCAGCCAACCAATTTCCGCTTCGGTTACATTACTCACGTTTATTACTCCCTGCTGATTGGCCAATCCTGAATACTGTTCCACTTTGGGGATTCAGGCTCTAAGGCTCGTTCCAGCATATCGAAAGGTTTTACTTCCGCCTATTTAACGGAAGCGCACACGGGGTTGAACCGCAGTGCGCAGCATATCGGAGAACTCATACGAGTACGCCATACCAGCACTAAGCTGGAGAGACCACAATTGAGACATAATATGTTTCCTTTTTTTAATAGACCGGCAACCCACGCGCGCGGCGTTGATCCGCAATTACCTGAGCTGTGGTCTTGGGTTTTGATTCAGGCGCGCCAGCCATACGGCTAGACGTTCCTGTGATAGGCTTGGATAAGCCTTGTTTTAGTTCCCGTTTGCTGGTCGTCGGTGTTTTTCCGTGCCACTCACGCACCCTTGTTCCAGCTTCTTTTAGAATCTTGCCAATATCTCTCGAAGCGTCCCATTCGGGATGGTCTTTCAAGACATTCAAGGTTTCCATGTCGGCTAGTTGGTATAGCTTTGGGTCGCTCACAATTTCCTTAAAATTAACTGTGAACTCCGCCTTGGCTGTGGCGTGCAGTGCGTCGGACTCACGCTGAAAACGCGCAGTTTCGGCTCTTTGCACCTCTTGTTGGGCAGCTAAAGTTGCTTGCTCGATCATTGCTCTTGGGTCATGGGTGGCGTTACCGCGCCCAATCAATCCGGCAAGTGCGTCGATCGCCGCCTCTTCATCGCCCTCCATGAATTTCTCCATGAAACCACGGGCTTGCTGCTTCAAGTCAGACGCGTCCTTTTGGGATAGTTGCTGACCTTGATCTTGTTCTTGCTTCGCTTGTAACTGGCGCGCAAGTTGTTCAACTTGTTGGGCGCGCAGTTCGGCGGCTTGGCGCATCTCTGCTGCCTCTTTCAACCGCTTGTCTGCCGCGCTCTCTTTCTGGAGGGTGCGTGTTCCTTGTTCGATCACCTCGGACAAGGGAACCATAGTCTCCACACCATCCACTTTGATCTTAACCATCTGTCCGGCCTGCACAGACGGTGTTCGATTATCCACCTCTGCCACGCCGGTTTGATTACCGGCCTGCTCCGTGAATTCCGACTCTTCGACGTTTAATGTCGCCATGCGACGCTCGGCAATCTCACGGATTACCCGCTCGCGCTCGCTTTCCTGCCGCGCGCCCGTTTGTTCTTGTGCTGAATTTTCGTCAGCCTCTGCGTTTGCTTCTGTAATATCCGGATCAATATCAACAGCCGCGCCACCACTGCCCGCCGCTGCCTCTGTGATGCGTTGATTTTGTGCCTCTAGTTCTGCTGCTACGTCCACGCCCTGTTGGGTAGTGTTCATGGTGTTGCTCTCCTTATGGTTAAAAAATCACCCGCGTAAAACCCCGCATTACTCTAAATAATTTCCATCGGACTCATCTTCCATCGCTTGCAAGTTGGCGCCTGCGGCAATACCTGACTGCACAGCATCTGCCAGCCAATCACGGAGGCTGCGCGCCACCACGATCTTGTTTCTAGCCTTCTTGACCTTCAACCATTGCCAAGAATCCAGGTCGATCAATTCTTCGATAGCCTCTTTTTCCTGAATCTCCGCACGCCCAATCAAATAACGACCAACTTCGGAGCGCAGGAACGTCTCAACCTGCATCCCAATACGGGCATCTGCATACAACACCTTATCGTTTATATTACCCGATTGCATGTGGCACCTTTCCGTAATCACCATTCATTAGCACTTGCGCCTTAGAGTCTTGGTTTATCTGTGCAATACGCTTGTTTATATCGCGCTCTTGGTTCGCTATTTCAAACTGCAAGGCGCTGGACTGTAGCCTTAATTCTCCACGCTTTGTTTCGCTATCAGCCGCCTTGATCTGTGTGTTCACCCCATCAAGTCGATCACGCATCTCGGCAATCTGCACCGCATATTGACCACGGATATGCTCGGCTTCGGCTTTTGCCATACGATCCAGCTGGCTGTCCTCTAGCCGTGCCTCCATATCCATCTGTTTGCCTTGTATTGTGGCATTAGCGCGTATATTCGCCACCTCAACACCGGACCTGAGTCGAGTGATCTCTTCCTGCATATCCTGCATCTGCTGTTGAAGTTCCGGCGGAATCGCACCCTGCCCCTCTTCCATCGGCTTGAAGAAGCGCGCGCCGTCCTTGTAGCCCAATGCGCCCATAACCTCGGTAATCACCGCCTCTTCGTCCAGCCGCTGCATAGCCTGCGGAACGTACTGTCCGACCGCATTCAACCCTACAGCCATACGCTCAATGCGTTGCTGTGGGTTGGTTGAGCCAAAACCCACATTTACCCTGCTGGTTAGCTCGGCTTTTAACAAATCATCTGTGATCTCGTCGATACCGAACTTTTGGTACAGTTCAGCCTTATTGCCGGCGATGCTCAGTACGGTGGCATCGCTTTCGTACGTCTGCTCCAACAACATCAGTTGACGCAACACCTTCTCAACCCACGTCTCGGAAAAAATACGCAGCTCAAACTCTGTAATTGCGTTCGCGCCCTCGTTTAATAGGTTCATCCCCCCGACGGTCTCGCTTAATTTGCGGTTCGTGGCGATGGATGATTGGCTGAACGACCCCATTACCTCGTCCATATCCATGTTAACGCGATCCTGCTCGGCATAGGCGGAGCTGGTCACATCGGCTACCTGCTCAGACATGACGGAATCGAACTCGTCCATCATCACAACACCGCCAGGGATCGAGCGGCGCAGCATATTCCAATCA